GTACCCCTTCCAGCTTCTGGTGAACCAGCAGTGTACAATCTGTACCCCGCCTTATTCTTAGCAAACAAAATCTCTTTAGCATTACTTCTTTCTAATTCAGGTGGATCCTCTAAGTTATCAATGATGTTCTTAGACATATTAAAGAGTGCATCAGAAGTCGCACTGTCATGAGCCAACACAACGGACTTAGAATTAGGTGTATACATTGTCTTCCAGAAAACTCTGCTTGCACAATAAGTGGAGAACCCCTGTTGTCTGGCCTTCAAAATCAAAGCCCTAACCTTACCTGTCTTTAACCTTTGTTCCTCAATCTTCTCATGGGCAATAGCCTGAGCAGCATTAAGCTTAAAAGGAATAAAACCTCTGGTGGGATCTTTAGGTAAAATCCTAATGTTCCTCTCCGCATAAGGCAAGAAGTTATCCTTCCAGTATAAATCCTGTTCCCTTTTCTTCTTCTCTTTTAATAACCCTAACTTAGTCCTATTGTCCATCTAAGACACCCCACTCTTTAGGCTTAAACTTAATAGCAGCAATATTCTCGTTATACCATCTATCTGATACCATAACATCTAACTTGTGCTGCCAGTTCGCCTCTGTATAAGTAAGCCCCCCAGGTGTATTAATAAAACATAAAATATAAAATTGAAAGTATTCTCTGCTGTGTCTCTTAATATCAGCATTTAACGCCTTAGAAGAACCTGTATATGTCTTCCAATCCGTCTCTCGCCCCTTTCTTGGGTTAGAGATCTTCTTACCATTCTTAATAAGATAAGCCTTACCACCACTAGTAGTAATCTTCTTACCAATGTAGTATTTGTCATCTTTAGTATTATGTACTAAATAAATAAACCCATGTTTTTCTAATGGATTAATTAAGGCACCCCCAGGAACTAACTTCCAGTGACCCATCCCCCCATTACTTATAGCCTTACTCATAATGCTTTGAAGTAACTCAAAGTTCATTAAACATTCTCCTCAGTCAAACCACTTTACTTTAACACAATAATCATCTGGATAAACCCAAACCTTATGATCCTCTCTTTCCACCCCTGAAATATTACTTTTAGGTTCAGCAATATATTTATTACTGTAAGTGCAAATCTTAACAAATTTATTGTGTCCCCCTATCCATAGGTGAGTGTAAGTAACAAAAGTCAAGATATATAACATTTGAATACCTGATAGTATATTTGAATAAAAATGTAGGTACATTATAATATGGAGTACCTACAGAAGTATTCCCGATAGGGCCCTACTAATAAATAAGAATGGCCATGTATATCTAGGGGTTTCTTCTCCATAGGGGCCTACTGAAAATAGTACTATATTTTTAGAAATTAGATTAGTGAGGGGAACTTTTGGTGGCCCCCTCGGTGCCCTCTGTGTGTGCCTGTGTTATTCCCTATCTATTATTTAGGTACCCGTTATTATTTCATAACCCCCCACTACCAGGAGGGCTCGCTACGCTCGCCAATAGGGTGGCTCGCTACGCTCGCCACTTCCAGCCTAAACAAAGGACTAACACA